TATTCCATCGATATTTGACAGGAAGGAAATTGATGTGGCCTCTGAACTCGCATCACTCAGGCAGGACGTTGCGGCCATCCTAGCACGGCTTCAGCTAACTCCTGCGCCGGCGTCTATACCAACGCCTACGCCCATTGAGGACATCGCCTTCGAACCTGAGCCGGACATCGTCATTGAATCGTCCGCGCCCGACAAGACTGCCGAGGTGCTGATTGATGAATACATCCGAAGCGCGGATTACAAGAAGGCTGTTGCTGAGGCTATCGAGGTTGCCTTGGCTAAAATCAGGGGGAGGGTTATCTAATCATATCTGACCATACGCTCACCCACGTCAAGTACGCGGGCGACCTTCTGTTCAGATAACATTCTGACAACAGGCCGATGTCGCCGCATCTCTAAAAACGGCGGAATCGTCAGCATCCAAATTACCCCACGGAAATGGATTTCAAGCCATTAGTGGGGTAAGCCCGGACGTGGAGATGATAGCCGAACAAGGGATGGACGGGACATCTTAACAAATTCCACACAGACCAATGGAGGGTCTACTATGACTAAAGAAGAACTCGATAAACTCATTAAGGATAGGACCGACGCCATCCTGGCGACCACCATTGATGAGCACATTAAGGGTCAGTTGAAAGAACAACTGGCCGATGCAACCAACAAACTCAAGGATGAACTCAAGCCGGCAGGCGAAGTTGTCCTTGAGCCACAATCCAAGGCAAAATTCAAATCCTTCGGCGAATTTCTCATTGCTGCACGCGACGTTCGTATCAATCGCACTATCGATCCACGGCTGTCCTTTATGCCCGGCACGGTCAACAAAACTACGGGTCACATGGAAATCGGGGAAGACAGCCAGGGCGGATTCCTCGTTCCCGAAGAATACCGGATGGAACTCCAGGAGATCGCCCTTGAGGGTGCCGTTGTAAGGCCCCGGGCGACCATTATCCCCATGGCTACCGATTCGCTGAAAATCCCCTACGTTAACGACACTTCACACGCCAGCACCGTTTTCGGCGGCATCGTCGCCTATTGGACGGGCGAAGCAAAAGACAAGACCCCTTCCAAGCCGACCTTTGGGCAGCTGGAACTCACGCCCCACAAGCTTGCCGGGCTCACCTATACGTCGAATGAACTCTTGGCCGACAGCGCCATCGCTCTGGAACCTCTTATCCGGCGTCAATTCGGTTCGGCCTGGGGATACTATGAAGATGATGCCTTTCTTTTTGGCGGCGGCGGGGGTCAACCCCTGGGCGTTTTCAACTGCGGTTGTCTGAAGAGCGTCCTCCGCAATACCTCCAACCGGGTGCATGCTGAAGACATTGCCGAGATGTACCAGTCCATGCTCCCTGCTTCACTCGGTAATGCCGTTTGGGTTATCGGCCCGACGGTTATGGCCGAACTTCTTGAACTCGGAAGCGGAAACGCAGCCGACGCCAGCGGCAAGATCCTGATCTGGCAACCCAATTTCAAGGATAGCATTGGCGCTTGGACTATCCTGGGGCGGCCCGTCATCATCAGCGAAAAGTTGCAGGCGCTCGGCACGGCGGGCGATATTCTGTTCGCCGACTTCCGGTACTACCTCATCGGCGACCGCCAGTCCATCACGATTGATAGTTCCACACATGTCGCATTCGCCACGGACGAGACCTGCTGGCGCTTCGTTCTTAGGGTTGCCGGCCAATGCTGGCCGCAGACAACCATCACCTCGCGGCGGGGTGCTCATACGTTCTCGCCGTTCGTGCAACTGTCCGCAGCCACAAGCTAATTAGGGGCTGAATATGGAAAAAGATCCAAAAGGCGGGTTTAAGTGTTTCGGAGAGTACTTGTCACGTGTCCGCCGGGCTTGTGTCGAAGGCATTCGGGACTCCCGGCTGAAGACGGCCGGGCACATGGCCGAGGGGAGCGATGCTCAAGGGGGCTTCCTATGCCCCGAGGAATGGGCTGCGGGGATTTACAATATCGCCCTTGAGAACAGCATCGTCCGGCCTCGGGCAAAAGTGCTTCAGATGTCCAGCGATTCGCTGAAAATTCGGAGACTCGTGGAATCGTCCCGAGTCTCTTCCTATTTCGGCGGGATCACATTCACGTGGAAATACGAGGGCGGCGACAAGTCACTTGTCATATCCAAACCGGCCCTCGGAGAACTCGAACTAACGGTGCATAAACTCGTCGGCAGTCTATTTGCATCGAATGAACTCGTAGCCGACTATCCCAATTTCGGAGAATTCATGCAGCTCTCGTTCGGACAGGCGCTGGCATTCGAAGAAGACTATTACTACGTTTGGGGCACGGGCACCGGGCAACCGCTCGGCATCATGAACGCCCCGGCGACTATCGCGCACGCACGCACGGCTTGGCCCGGAACTCCGGTCCCGGCTGACATCGCACAAATGGCAGGGCGACTGCTTCCCGATTCCTGGAAGCGAGCCGTTTGGCTCATCAATCCTACAGTCCTTGCGAACTGGGCGAACGATGCGACGGCCGGGTCGAATGCTTATGGAATTATCGACTTGGCAGACATGACCTGTATGGGGTGTCCGATCATCCCGACGGAGAAGTGTTCGGCGGCCGGTACGACGGGCGACATTATTCTTGCCGATTGGAACCACTATGTAATCGGCAATCGGAGTTTAGAGATTTCCGCGTCTCGGGAAGTCCCAGGGAGCTACGGCTTCCTGACCGATGAGACATTCTGGCGAGTGGTATTGCGTGTAGATGGACAGCCTATAATGGATGCTCCCGTCACGCCAAGGCTCGGGGGCGAGACGGTCTCGGCCTTCGTGGTTTTGACCACGTCCAGCTAGAATTAGTTTTTAGGAGTTAATAAATGGGAAACGTTCACACTTTTACGAGCCATATCAAGACCGACGTGGCTGCGGTTCAGGCGACGCGGAACAATAACGCAAACACGCCGACGTATTTCAGCATGGCCAATTATGATCTTGCCGCCTTCATTGTATTCACGGGGGCGAGAACGGGTTCAGCGTCCTTGACGGCACAGGTCAGACAACGGATCGGCGCAGCTGGAACGGAAGCCGATGTAACCGGAGCCGTGTCTACAATCACTACGGCTGATGGGCTTACCGTCATTCAGGTGCGTGGGGAAGACCTCAATGTCACGGGTGGCTATACCCACGTTGGGATTCTTCTGACCGAAACGGCGTCGCAGGCTTTTGTTGTCGGTGCTATTTGTGCACGCGATCGGGCCAGATACAAACAGGCTACCCTGCCCGCCTAATCAGAACCAGATTCAGATCATTCATTGTAAAAAAGGACCGGGGAGGGTTTCGGCCCTTCCCGGTTTTTCTTCCATCCTAATAATCGCATGATAGAGATCGAGATCATCCGAGAATATAAGTGCTGTTGGCGAGTCGGCCAGCGGCGGGCGGTGTCTGACGAATTCGCCCATGTTTTGATCGAGGGCGGCTATGCTCGGAAAGTTGAGCCGGCTGAGGCAAAAACACCTTCACCCCCTGCCCACCATACGGAGTAAGGCTGGAAAATCGATCCTGGGGCATCCGGCGGCCAAAAAAGGGCTATAAATCGGCTATCCGAAGGAGACATTATGACAAAACTGAGGTTTATCAAGGCTTGGGGATCGAATAAACCCGGCGATATCAAGGATGCGGCATCGCAGACGACGGTCCACTGGCTTGTCGATATCTATAAATTAGCCGTTATTGAACGTGACAATCCCGTCGCCACAGGACCACGTGCCACGCCCGTGACCGATGTCGCCGTACCGAAGTTTATCCGCCAGGCCCCGAAGGACAAGATGACCCGCTCATCGTTCAACAAGACCAAAAGGTATTAGCATGGCAAACAAGGTCGCATACCACAATACCGTCATCGACACGGCCGGGACGGGAACGCTTGCCACGATAACCGTCTATGCGCCCGGAACGGTCGTGGCTTCGACGATCTATTCAAGCCCGGCGGGCGCGGCGCAGGCGAACCCGTTTGCTACGGATGCCAACGGGCGCTTCGTATTCTATGCGGACCCGGGCGAGTATGACATCAATGTATCGGGGGCCGGGATCGTCGCATATACGCTCTCGAATGTTTCAGTCATCGGAGTGTTTGACCAATTCATCACGAGCAATCCTCCATCGACAGAATATCAGGTCAAACGGATACGGTTGGATGCTGCCAACAAAGTGGTCGTCGTTTATGACGACGTACCGGAGCCATAATATGCCAAATGAAAAAGAAGAAATCCAAAGGAAACTCGACACAGCCAGAGGAAAATTATCCGTCGTTAATGCAGAATTGAATCGGCTTGACGGTCTTCTTAACCCCCTCAGAGAAGAACTGACCGTTGCCGAAAAGGAGCGGCAATATCTTCTGGCCCGCATTATTAAACTGACCAACATGTTGCCGGGATTATAATCGTGTACCTGATTTGGAATCGGTTTAAGTACGTCCTTAGTCCGCAATTCGATATATATGATGTCATCAAGAAGGTCGTCCGGAACAAGGTTGCCGACATAGGATTCGGGACCGGCTTCGGAACGCATCTCTTGAATGTCAATGCCAATGAAGTCTATGGCTATGAGATCGACGAGAATGCAATCCAGTTTGCGAAGGCCGTCTTCCCCTTCCGGAATCTGCACTATGAGTACGGTGATATCGTTAAGGGGATATCCGGGCAGGAATTCAATTATATCGTGATGATAGATGTTCTTGAGCATATCAAGGACGAGAAATCGGCCCTTGAGAATGTCAAGAAAATGATGACTAAGGATGGAACCCTTATCCTCTCCACGCCGAATCGGTTAAGCCGATATCGGAAAGGCGAAAGCCACGTCAGGGAATATGCCCCGAAGGAATTGGAGGGCATCCTGAAGCGGCATTTCGTCTCGGTTAGTATAAGGAATTATAGGCTTGAGCCGCTGGCCGGCCAATATGAAAACCCGCTTATCGCCGTTTGTAGAAACGACGAGACGGTGCCCCAATCTGCGAAGGAGAAATCAAATGGCTGATGCAAGTTTGACTTTTAAGCCTGCGGATATCGCTACGGCAAGCGATGCGGCCTCAAAGGCCATGTCTAAAATCGGCGCCGGGTCTGCCGTATGGGACCTGGATGCCTCTGCCGCCGTGAGTGCGGTTGCGGCTCGGTCTGCGACTTGGGATGGTTTTGCTTCCGGGGTTTCGGACGCCTTGAGTGCGGCGTCTCATGCATTGACCCATGCGAATTCGGCCAGTAGTATCGCGGCGGGCTTGCAATCTAACGTGAGCGATGCCCTAAGTGCGGCGAGCAATGCGGTGAGCAAGGCCGTAAAGGCCAGTAGTGTCGTTGCGGCTCAGTCCGATGCGGTAAGTAACGCTATTTCGCAAGCGACGGCGGCCCTCAGTAAAGCCACGTCTCTCGCCTCGACCGTCATTCGGACCAATGACACGGGTTCATCTGCCGCCGTTCACTACATCACGCGGACGAGCGCGGGCCTGCTCAAGTTCATGTACAGCACAGTACTGTAATTTATCGTCAAAGGAGGGTCGGATATGCAAGTAGTCCATTGGACATCATGGTGTCCAAGACAATCGGGAATGTACGAGTCTGTCAAAGACCAAATCAAATATGAGCGGAAAGCGGGGCTTCAATCCGACCTTGCCGAACCAAACGACAAACAAAAAGAGGGGAGGGTCGCCACCGACGATGGCTGGCTCTCCCCCATTTCTTGGGAGGCGGCCAAGAAAGCCGACATCCACGTTTTACACGCCGCCATTCCCGGCGAAATCAGGAACCTGAAGGGGCCGAAGTTCGTCGCCGTCCTGCACGGGCCGAACGAACACATGCTCTTAAAGGAATGGGTGTCGAATCGGAAGGACGAATCGTTTAACCTGCACATTAACATCCTCTGGAAATATGATGCGACGGTTGTCCTCAATAAACATGAGTTTGATATCCTGGAACTCTACGATGAGCATGGCAGGATTCACTATATCCCAAACTCGATTGATCTGGAGCGGTATCAGGGCGAAGAGATGACCTGGAAATACATCAATCATCCGGCAATTATGTCATGCGACGTTCTGAGGATGGAGAAGTTGCCGTCCCATATTATTTGGGCGATGCCGAGGATTGTTAAGCGGATACCGGAGGCGCGACTGAACCTGTTCAGCCTGTCGCTGGAGCCGATATCGACGTATCGGAACATGTTCTGCCGGAGCAAGGAACGGAATTTGGAAAACCTCTGTGAGAACATTCAGCTTGAGAATAACAACCTGCGTCCCTTTATGAAGGGTGCGGACATTGGGTTCAATAATAACATCAGCGGGATTGCCAGTCGCGTCACAATGGAGATGATGGCGATGGGCGTCCCCGTCATTAGTTATGCGGGCGACTATACGTCATATCATGCAAAGATTTGGGACCTGGATTCTATTGCCGATCAGGTAGAGAAGTGCTGGAAGGCATTGACCAAAGAGGGAAGCGTTCTCAGGCAACAGACGCTTCAATACGCCAAAGACAACTTTGATAGGGAGAAGGAAGTCAAGAAGTACGTTGATTTGTACGCGAAACTCCTGGAGAAAAAAGAGTGATTAAGGTTACGGAGGCTGAGGTTCTTTCGTTCACGGGACCGAACCAGATTTTCGGAGAGTGGAAGGCATACCTGCAATTTGTGCAGGCGTACTGCGTAAAACATTGTCTTACAAATCCGGTCATCGTAGAACTGGGTGCACAACATGGGCGGCAGAAGGCGCACTATGAGCGGTTCCTTGATGCGACCCATGTCGGGATAGACGTGAGCGACAAGTGTTCAAAACCCGACATTCTCGGCAATACGCACGCGCCCGAAACGCTAAGGAAACTCAAGGCGTTGCTCGGCGACAGGAAGATAAACATTCTGTTCATCGATGCCACACACACCTATGTGGACGCCCTTGCGGATTACCTGGTCTATGGCCCATTGGCGACGGATATAATTGCATTCCACGATATAAGCCACGAAAAGGAAATAGCTCAACTATGGACGGATATCCAGGCGAGTGAAAAAGAGAATCCCGATATCTCATTTATTTCTATCGGGGCATGGGCGAACGGATGGTGCGAATTGGGGATCGGGATAATCGTAAAGCGGGGTCGGGATAACATTAAAGACATAACCGACGGGTTTGGGATGGGGAAATAAAATGGCTGACACGAGCGCAACATTCAAGCCTGCCGACATAGCAACATCTTCAGATGCGGCCTCGGACGCATTGTCCAGGGTGGCCGTCGTTTCCGATGCGGCCAGTAACGCCCTATCGAAGATCACGGCTCGGTCTGCTGCATGGGATACCAAGACGGTCATCCTGAAGGTTTATAACGAGGCATCGGCCATAGCATCGGGTAACGGGAAGATGTACTTCACGGTTCCCGCATCTCTCAATGGGATGAACCTTGTTTCCTGCGGCGGGCATCTCTATACGGCGGCGACATCAGGCGTGGTCGGCGTCATGATTCGGAACGTAACGTCGTCGGTGGATATGCTGTCTGCGGCCAAGATTCTGGAATGGGACGTGACGGAGAAAGATACGGCTACGGCGGCGGCGGCAAGCGCGGCGGTAATCAGCACAGCGAATGATGGGGTGGCTACGGGAGAGGAAATCGCCATAGACATCGACGCGGCGGCAAGCGGGGCGAAGGGCATGGAGATCCGGCTTTCGTTCAAGGCGGCATAAGAGGACAACATGGCTGGAGAAAGACATTTCATAAACGGTGGCGGCGCCCTTAACTGGAGTCTTACGGCCAACTGGTCTCTGACCGAAGGCGGAGCGGGTGGGCAGGCCGTACCATCTGCGGCTGAGGATGTTTTCTTCGATGCCGGGAGTCCCGACTGTACTCTCAATTCAACTAATAAGGTATGTAAAACCCTTACCGCTACCGCGTATACCCACACCCTGACGTTTACTTATGGGTTAAGCGTGTCTGGGAGTATTACCATTGGTTCGGGGGTGCAATGGGCAGGGACTGCGGCCTTGATTATGCTCGCTGCCGGAACGTGGACTACTAACGGCAATACGATTGGGGTGCCGGTTACGATCGGCAACTTCACGTCGGGTACCGTCATATTAGCGGATGACCTAACAATCTCGGGCGACCTACAACTTATCAATGCAACAAGTACAACATTCTCCGGGGATTTCCATATTTATGCCGCTACCTGTAGCATTAGTGCAACACAAACCGTTACCATTGTGCACGATGTCACGATTTCTGGATTAACGACCATCGCTACACAAACCGTTTTGGATGGGTTATATAATTGGAATACAGGTGGAATTACGATATCTGTCGGGGCATTAACGGGAACAACGACAATAGTCCTCACGGGTGGCACACTAACCGCAAGCGCCGCCGCCATTTCAAATAGCATTACCTTTGCTGGCGATGTTACCCTAGCTGCTGCAATTTTTTACTTTGCGGCAAGTGGAACCCCAACGCTTACCCATTCGTCGGGTACAATTACCACTACGGGTTCTACGCTTTCTATTGCAAGTTCCTGCACCCTGGATACCGACCCGATAGGTTGGAATAACATTACCCTCACGGGAACTTCTGCCATAACGCTTACTCTTAATTCCTTGTTGACAGTGACGGGTACCTTTACGATAGCGAATGCCAGCGTTACTTTCGATGGGACATCGGGGTTTACTGTCGGGACGCTTACCCATACAGTCGTTACGATAACGCGGACCTTCACCTTTGAAGAAGCTGTCACATATACCATTACTACCGCGATTACCGCCCCCCTCCCGGGTGCGCCGTCTTACAAATACACATATACATCTGCGGATGGTGCCATTAAGGCTATTATCACACTTGGTTATGGGGCAACACAAAGTATCGTTCAGGTGAATCCGACCAGAATAGATAGTTCGCTGGGACAATGCATATTTAGTGATACGGGCGTTATAACTACTTGCTTTAATTGGTCTAATGATTTAGGACACGGGCGTATCATACCGGAGGCGGGCGGTGAATCCGTCACCGTTGCCGGGATAACCAAAGACAACGCCGGGGTCGCGCTCGGTTCATGCGATGTCTATTTATTCCGTGACAATGGAACCGATACTGCGACATATATCGCCTATCAAGAAAGTAACTCCGTCACCGGGGCCTATTCCTTCGCGGTATTTCCCGGCTCGGCCTATTTTGTCGTGGCTTTCAAGGGCGGGGCAACGCCGGTTATGGATGTAACGGACAGGACGGTAACGGCGGTCTAACTTGGTAGTCTTATTGCGGTCCGTCGGAACCAGCCCGGGGGCCAATTCTTCAAACTGTGTTATCACGAAACCTGCGGGCTTGGCCATCGGTGACTTCATGCTGGCGCACGTCGTAAATAAAGACATGGCCGGAACCATCACCCCGCCGGCAAAATGGACTATCGTCGGCGCACAGTCCAATACGGCAAGTTCCCGCTCGGCCCTATTCTATAAGTTTGCAGATGCGGCCGACATTGCCGCCGGCACTTTTACTTTTACCCTCGGCGCAACAGGACGCAACCTGGGAGAAATTGGAGCCTGGCTTAATGTTGATACATCCAACCCGATAAATGCAGCCGATCAGCAGATTAATGACGCCGGGACTTCGATATCCGTCCCGGTTCCATCCGTTGCCACTTGGTGCGAAGTCCTTATTATCGGCAGCAATGCTGCGGGAGGAGTAGCCACCGCCTGTTCCGGGACCGATCCTGCCTGCACTATTTTATATGGTTATGCCGTTGCCTATAGTTCATATTGTGCGTTAGCCTGTTTTAGCGGGAGAAAAATAGGCACGGGTACTATCGATGCTCATGCATTAAGTTCTTTTACATCCGCCGTTAGTAGCGGTCATGCGGTAGCGTTGAATCCTGTTAGTGGAGCCGGTCCGATGGGCGGCTGGACAACCGAAGACCTGAGTTTGCGTTCATTGGCGAATAAGAACGAAACCGGAACCCCGGAGAATCTTCGTCTACGTTCCACGGCCAGTAAGCCCGGCGGCGGCGCCGTAGCCTATGTGCAACAGGTAATCATGGTGATGTGACATGCCGACAATCGTAAGTATCATCCGGGCCATCCTTGTCAGCACCAAGATATACCCGATCCTCTTCAACGTTATTCCCCGGAATCGCATCTTCAACGCCATCGTCCGGAACCGGATATTCGATGCCGAGGTAAGGAACAGAATTTTCAACGCCGAGGTGAGGGGTAGAATTTTTGAAGCAACCCCACGGAACCGCATTTTTGATGCGATAGAGAGAGGTTAACCATGGCCATAGAGGTTGTAGAAAAAGCGGTATCCGAGACATTCCCTATCGGCTTGACATATATATCGCCCGACCTGGCGACCGGGGAAACGATCCTGGCATCAACGACCGTTGCCGTGACGCCTACGGGCCTGACGCTCAGCGCCGTGACCGTCGCCAGCCCCGAAGTCAGCACCTTCATCTCCGGCGGAACGGCCGGGGTCGAATACGTGGTGCTGTTCAAGGTCGTTACGTCGGGCGGCAAGACTTTCAATAATCCCAACAAGGATGCGCTCCTCGTGCGCGTCATCTAAGAGGTGGACCATGGCGCTATCATCTGCGGCACTAATCACGCTGGCCCAGGCGAAACTCTATCTCGGGATTACCGACGAGAATTCCGACACGCTCCTCGAATCGCTCATCGAAAGAGCGAGCGGATATCTGGAGCGGTATTGTAACAGAAAACTAAAAACTCGCACCTACACGCGGGAGATATACTACGGGACGGGCGGGGCGAGCCTTCGCCTTGACCAGTATCCGGCGACGACGATCAGCCGCGTCTCCGTTGGGCGGACGAATGCCTTCTCCGTCACGAATACCGCGGCGACAAACCATGCGACAATCGAGATAACATCTTCGGCGCTCAAGTATTCGGCAGACGGAGCGGTGGCGACATCGCTGACGCTTGCAAGTTCAGCTACGATCAATCTTCTCATCGCGGCGCTCAATCTTATCGCCGGGTGGACGGCAACGCTTCTCGATTCTACGCATGGAACGCGCAAGGCGACGGACCTCCTCATCCGGCCCGGGATGTATTGCAAATCCCCGACATCGGCATACTGCGAAATCCCGAATGATGAATTGACGGACTACTATCTCATCTCGCCTTCAGAGGACCGGAACTACGGCATCCTTTATCGCTCCGGCGGATGGGTGCGGGGTGAGGAATACTTCGTCGATTACACGGCGGGCTACACAACCGTTCCCTATGCGCTTGAGGAAGCGTGCGTCCTGCTCGTGGCTTATCGCTATAACCAGAAGAGTCAAGACATGTCGATCAAGTCCGAGAGCATGGGCGACTACAGTTATACCCTTCGGGATATGGCAAGTTCCGTACCTGAAGACCTCCGGGCGGATATAGACCTCTACCGGCAACGGATCGTCTAATGATCGTTATCGATTATCGAGGCCCGGATGCTCCCCGCTATGCCGCCATATCATCGCGGCAGGACTTGTCCGACTGCATTACCTGGCTTCTGTCCGTCTTGGATGAGATGGAACTTCACGAAAAGGATTCCGATACGATAATCGATCTCAAGGATTATAACGGGGAGGGGATATGAGTTTCGCGTCGCTTCTCAACAGCACCGTGAATATCCAACGTGAGACGCAGACCGCCGACGGGCAGGGCGGCTATACATCTGCCTGGACCGTCCTGCATTACCGCATCAAGTGCCGATTCCAGGCGTTGGGATCGAAAGAAGCGATGCTCACTTATGACAAGGCGACCGTCTTTGCCAATTATTTCGTATTCATGGAACACCTGAGCGATATCGCCGAGGGGGATAGGCTTTACCTGGGGACCCGGGCCTTCGATGTAAAGCTCATTCAGGATTGGGATGAGGTCAGCAAGTATCTCAAGTTGGCCGTGCTGGAGATCGGGCGGGGGGAGTGATGTTCTGGCGTATTCGGCGGTTCGTCCGAAATATCCCGTATTACATCCGGAGTATCGTTTTCCGGCTACGGCATGGCTTTTCCCGCGAGGATACGTGGGACCTGAATGATGCCGTGGCCCGATTCTTGACCCCAAGGCTCCTGTATATGGCCGAGAATACGTCCGGCTATCCGTCGGCGTTCGACGGTGAGGACGGCGATGAACTGTGGATTGCCGTTCTCTTTAAGATAGCCGACGGTTTCGAGCGGATGACGGCGCCGGACTGGGACGAATTCTCGCAGGAAGAGATAACCTACGTCGAGGAATGCCTAGACCTATTCCGGGAGTTCTTTTTCAACCTATGGGATTGAAATGAGCACCATAAACGTCAAGGTCGAGGGCATCGAGAAGACGCTGGCGAGCCTCAAGAAGTGGCAAATCATCAAGCGCCAGGCTTGTGAGGATACGCTAAAGAAGATCGGATTCGAGGTCGAAAGAGATGCTAAGATTTTTTGTCCCGTGAAAACGGGTCGTCTCCGTTCTTCTCTTTCAACTAATTGGTCCGGAAGCGGAAAGTCTCGGGGACGAACGGGCGGCAAGGCGCAGGCCGACGATGGCGTTGGTGAACCGCAGGGGCCGCAAGGGCTCGTCGTTGTCGTGGGAACCAACGTGAAATATGCCATACATGTCGAATATGGTCACGTGGCAGGATCGAAGCAAGGCGCGGATTCATTCGCGGGAATGGGACTAGGGGTTGGAACGATTGTTGAAGGCAAATTTTATCTTACTAAAGCCTATCTCCAGCACGAAGGCGAAGTCGGCGCGGAGATCGGCAAGATCATGGGAAAGGATGAAAAAGTTTGATAACGCTTTTCAAGGTTAGAATGCCGCCGTTCATTGACGGCCCACTCCTTGACGTACTTCATTCGGGTTACATCGGGCAGGGACAGAAGGTCGATATATTCGAGCGCCTTCTGGCCGACGAGTTCCAGAACAACCGAGTCCTGACCACGAATAGCGGAACATCGGCAATCCATCTCGCGGCCCGGCTTGCGGGCGTCGGACCCGGGCATGAGGTCATCTGCACGCCCATGACCTGCACGGCCTCGAATATGCCCATCCTGGAGCGGGGAGCGGATATCGTTTGGGCCGACATCAATCCGCATGATGCCAATATCGATCCGGATGATGTGGAACGCAAGATAACGCCCAAGACGCGGGCTATCATCTGCGTCGATTGGGGCGGTTACCCATGCGATCTCGAAAGGCTCATGGATATAGCCGAAGCAAATGGCATCTATCTTATTGAGGACGCCTGCCACGCCATCGGGGCCTCATATAAGGGCGCACGGATCGGGAGCATCAGCATGTTTACATGCTTCTCGTTCCAGGCGATTAAGCATCTGACGACGGTGGACGGCGGGGCATTGACGCTGGCCGGCGGGAGCGCGGCGATGGCTGAACTCCATTATCGCCGGGGCCGACTTATCCGTTGGTACGGCATAGACCGCGATACGCCGCGCACGGACTTCCGATGCGAAGATAACATCGCCGAATTCGGATATAAATTCCACATGAATGATATCGCCGCAACCATCGGCATCGAGGGCCTCAAGACGCTCCCCGAAACGCTGGCGGTACATCGGCTGAACGCCGCATGGTATGGCTCGGAGTTTGAGGCACGGGGCATAAGGCACGCCCGCCCGCTCGCATACAAGCCGAACCGGATATCATCCTATTGGCTCTATACGATCCTGGTCGATGACAGGCCTTCCTTCATGGATTGGATGACAAAGGGCGGAGTTCAGGTATCGCAGGTTCACGCCCGAAACGATAAACATACCTGCTTCGCGGGCGCACGCGGGGGCTCGCTCCCGGGTGTAGATGAGTTCGATTCGCATAAGGTGTGTATCCCGGTAGGATGGTGGATCGGGCAGGATGAAAGGGAAACGATAATGGATGCGATAGAGGCATGGGATCATGTTCGCGGGTAACGGCATCGTCTTTCGGCCCGTAGAGGAGAAGGACCTTGAGGCGATCCGGACCCTGCGAAATGATCCATCGACCTGGAGCCAGCTTACCTCAATCGGGCATATCTCAGCCGAGGCGCAGGCGGAATGGTTCTCGCGGCTGGACGGTGATCCTTCCCGAGAATACTTCGCCGTATTCATGGAGCGACAGGATGAGCACTATCCTATCTATTTTGAGGGCGATTTCGTCGGCATCATTCGGATGGATGAGATAGACCGCCCCAACCGTTCCGTCCGCATCGGGGCCGATGTTGTCCCGGCGATGCGCGGGCAAGGATATGGGACGCGGATTTATAAGGCACTTCTCAAATATTGCTTTGATTACATGGGAATGCATCGCACCTGGCTCTTAGTTCTCGATACTAATGAGATCGGCAAGAAACTCTATTTCAACGCCGGGTTCAAGCTCGAAGGGAAGCACCGAGAGGCTATCTTCCGCAACGGGCGATTCGTGGATTATCTGGCCATGAGCATCCTTGAGAATGAATATAGGGGCCAATGAAACTCATCCTCGGCGATTGTCTGGAAGTAATGAAAACGCTCCCCAACAAGTCCGTTGACACGGTGATAACGGACCCGCCGTATGGGGTCGGCAAGGCATTTGCAAATGATGAATTTACAAACACTACCTTATTGAAAGACGTTTTCTCCGAACTCTATCGCATTGCAAAGGACGATTCTTTTTTGATTAGCGACTGGGCAAGACAGAAAATTCTAAGGCTCCCGGATTTTATTGGGGATTGGGAATTTCTCGATTTGCTGGCTGTCTCCCAGGAAAACACCATGGCGTTTTGCCGAGTCGGATTTGATGTATTTCAAAGCAAATTCCTATTGGGGAAAGGCAACCCCAAAATAGTGAAGCGTGGTTGGAATTTATATAAAACAGTTCGCAAGGCGGGCTTGCCCAAATTCAATCATCCGACCATGAAGCAGGTTGATGTTTACGAAAAAGTTGTTGCCCAATTTGCAAGACCCAGTTCGACTGTCCTTGATCCTTTTATGGGTTCCGGCACGACAGGCGTTGCCTGCGTCCAGACCGGGCGCGATTTCATCGGCATTGAGATTGACCCCGGATATTTTGCTATAGCAGAAAGGCGAATCAAGGAAGCACAAGCGCAACTTGTAATTCCGATGGAGACAGCAAGGGCATGATCGACATCCTTATTCCAAACCGCTTCACTTGGAACTCGATTTGCCTGACTGTCGAGTCGATCATAAAGCGTACGTCGCCGGAGACGGGATATAAGATCATCGTTTGCGATAACAGTTCCGTCACGAGCCTATCGGGGATGAACTGGGCGCGTGATCCTCAGCCCATCTCAATCACGGGCGATGACGGCAACCGGCGCGAATACCTACGGGCGATGGCCGGGATGGGGCACATCCAACTCATCGAAAAGACGGATCCCGGCACGCACTACGGACACGGCGAAAATCTGACTCTGTTATGCGCGGCATCGACGGCGGACTATGCGCTCCTCCTCAATTCCAATTCCGAGATCATCCGACCCGATTGGCTGGATACGCTCACGGACTTGATAAAAGACCCGGAGCACGATTTGGGCGTGGCCCGCGAGCGCGACGGGGGGAACCATTTTGACGTGAGTTGGATAACGCCGACCTACTGGCCGAATATCATGCTCTTGAATATGCCGCTCTATCGGCGGCATTTCGCGGACCATAAGTGGGAACTTCGGCAGATCGGATTTGAGGAGTTCGAACGGCCGGAGATATTCGCCGGACTTACGCCTCCTCGCACGCCCGAGCGCACGCCCCCGCTTGTGTTTGCCGACACAGGATGGACGCTGTGGGAACGGCTCCATTTCGATAATCCGGCGGAACTAAGGATGATACCCCTACCCGATAATTATTGGAATACGCACATAATATGGAGGGGTGGGATAGACCGGAATTCGCATCGCCCCGATCACCCCCATGTCAAGAGCGTACTCGCCGAGGTCGATAAGCGACTCGCGGAACTGAGGACAGATGGTATAACCTCATGATGTATTGCGTTCAAGATTATGAATCCTTTGAGGAATCTTTCGCGTTGCCCATGCAGGGCCGCCCGGAATGGTTTGCCTATATGGACATCGTTCGCTCCTATTTTGAGCGACATAAGATTGAACGTCCGCTAGTTGTCGAAATCGGGATTTGGGCGAATGCGCAGAAGCCGTTTTACGAATACTATTTGAACGCTCGGCATATCGGAATCGACATACAAAACAAGTCGGGGGCGCCGGACATTCTCGGCGATAGTCATGCACCCGAAACGTTTGACCGACTCCGGACTATGCTCAACGGACAGACCATCGATCTTCTGTTCATAGACGGAGCGCATGACTATCAATCCGTTAAACGGGATTATGAGATATATGCACCGCTCGCGAGCGGAATTGTCGCCCTCCACGATATCACGGGCTTGGCCGGGCCGCACCGATTGTGGGGCGAATTGATTACTACCGTATCCGGGGAAAAAGTCTTTATCTCTATCGATAGCCGGAGCAAACCCCGGACCGGGATCGGAATTATAGTGAGCCCATGAGGAGAGAGGGTTGAAAAGCGTCACTATCTGCATGACAAATTTCCAGTCCGGCGATACTGTCGCCCTGGCCATAGAGTCCGTCCGGAGGTTTACGAAATGCCCGTATGAAATGATTGTCTATGACGACGCCTCGGACCCCGTACACTACGGCGATGACCTCACATATCTCCGGGCCGCCCAAGAGAAAGGCTGGATCAAGTTCATCGAAGGCAACCCGCACGGCGGATGGGGATGCGGCATCAGGACGATGCTCAATGCCGTGACAACCGATCTTGCCATGATTCTGGATTGCGATATCCAGATCCTGCGCTCCGGATGGCTTGAGAAGATGATTGCTCATCAAGAGGCAACGGGTGCAGCGATGATCACCGATATGGAGGTATTCCCCGATAACGTATCTATCGCCTCGTGGTTTTTTATGCTGGATATGGCGCAGTATCCGTTCATTAAACCCGCCGAATGGGACTATACGACGAAACCGGAATTTATTAGTTGGGACGCAACGCCGATGGCGTTATATCCTGCCGGTCATCAGATTTATAAAAACATACTCGATCAGGGGCGCATTCTTGCCCCGTTCCCGCAGGGGATTTCGTCATTCCCGAACGGGCCGGGCGCGTATTACCATCACCCCTGTCACATCTCCGTTCTTTCCATGCCGATGAGCGGTCCGAACTTTGATGTCAGAAAGCAGAAATACGAAGCAGTCCAAGCGGAGTTGATTAAGTTGCGGAAGGATGCCTCATAATGCACCCCCTCAATCGGCACTTCTGGAGGCAGACGAGTCAGCGATATCCGTGCTATTTTAACGACCCGGCCGTTGTGATCGAGTTCGGGGCAGCCAATATCAACGGGTCCATCCGCGATTATTTCCATTGTAAAAACTATATCGGTGTCGATTGGCGTCCTGGAAAAGATGTTGATGTTGTCAGCTTGACGCATGAGTTTCAATATCCGGCGTCATGCTTTAACACGGTCGCCTCGGCCTCGATGTTGGAGCATGATCCGTACTGGAAACAGAGCCTCGCCAAAATGGTTGACCTCATGCGGGGCGACGGGATGTTGGTAATCTCGTGGGGATCGGCGCTTAATAATCCACACGAACTGGCTGTTGCACCCGACGGCCAATTCCACAGTCTCAAGTCCAAGGTGGTATTTGATCACCTGGAATCGCTCGGATTATATATTCACCAATTCCTTTATGAGCACTCGGTGTTTCTGGGCCATTCCCCGAAGGTATTGACGGGATGGCAGGCAGGATTTGGAGAAGTGACATTGATCGGGTTTAAGGATCCGAAATATTCCGAGGGGTTTAGAATTATCGACCCGTTTATTGATTGCGACAAATGAAGCCGGTTGATATTCTAATCCCGAATTTTGATGGCCGCGAAGCCTTGGAGTTGTGCATCGAGAGCATCGCCCGGCTCACGCCGGAGCCGCACCGCGTCATTGTCTATGATGACGCCTCAGCGAATCCGGGCGAACTCATCTATCTCACGCGGGCGCAAGATGTTGGCCTGATCAACCGTATCCTTCTAGGGAATGCACATCGGGGCCACGGGGTCGGGCTGAACGCCCTCGTCAACGGTTCGGACGCCGACTTCGCCGTCCTCATGGATAATGACATCCAGGTGCTCCGCCCCGGCTGGCTGTCGGGCCTCCTGGGATTGGCCGCCGATCCCCATGTCCTCATCGTTGCAATCGAAAAAGACAAGTTCGGATATTGTAGCCGGGGATATATGCCGGGACAATTCTTGCCATGGTTCGCGCTCCTAAACATGACGGCCTATCGGGACGGCATGGCTGTCGATTGGTCGATTGACGAATTGCGGCGCGAAGATGAGCCGTGGCGGACAGAATGCTCCCATCTTTATCCGCCCGAGCATAATCCACTTTTCCTGTGCACGCAGGCGACATGGGGCAGATATGCAGTAGATTTCAAACCCGACAAGGTAATCTTCGATCCCGGCTGCGTCCTTTGGTGCAAGATGCGGCATGATAACCCTAAAGGATATATCCATCGGGAATTGACGCCCCATATCTTGTCATCGTTTCATCATTGGGGGCACGCCCAAGCGTGGCTTGAACCGGAAAATGCAGAAACGAAAAAGGGCAGAATGCTCAGGGTTCGGATTCGGGAAGAGTTGGCAAGGCTTCGATGCGCCTAACCATCGCCGCCGCCAATGTCGATTCCCCGGAATGGGCCGAACTTCTCGTGAAAAGCGTCCGGAAGTTCACGACTCCGAAAACGTATGAAATTATCATTGCCGATAACGGATCGCTTAAGCGGAACCTCGATTGGTTGAGGCAACAACCCGATGTCCGGCTTATCGAGAATCAAGGAAATCTCGGACACGGCCGGGCGATGGATCAACTGGTCGATGCGGCCGTCGGGTGGTATGTCTGCATCCTTGATATCGATACCCATGTTCAGCGTGTTGGGTGGGACACCGATCTCATCGCGCTCTATGGAGCCGACCGATTGACGCGACTCATCGGTTGTGTCGGTCCGGCGCACAAGCCGCTCCACCCGCCCCTGTTTTTCTTTGAACGGCGGTTTATCCGTGAGCACTACCTATCCTTCGCCTATCGGCCGGAACTGGACCCGCGCTCCACGGATACGGCGCAACGTATTTATTGGCAGATACTTGACCTCGGATATAAAGTCAATCGGCTTGAAAAGGGAACGAAGGTTTATCCCGATTGTATCGGAGATGAAATATGGATCGGGGATAAAGCGACCCTATACCATCATTGGTATGGGACAAGATTCCGCGAAAACACGGATAAGCCGCAGCCGAACCTGGATGGCTATACACTCCGGGAACACATAGAGAATAAAGTGCGGGTTTTTGCACAACCACTCGTGAGGGAGATATTAGGGAATGACGGAACCGACACCGGGACTTGATCGAACCGCGATCATCATAACGACGTTCATGCGGGACGCACTCCTTATGCGTTGCGTCGAAAGCATCAGGAAGTTTTATCCCGATATCCCGATCTTCGTGGGCGACAACGGGAATCCGGATGATAAAAAGACGGAATTTCTGAAGGCTGCCGAATGCACGCATTTCCAACTTCCGTTCGATCTCGGCGTGAGCGGCGTCCGGAACGAAACGCTGAAGCTTATCCCGCCGGAATACGAATACCTGATGATTATCGAAGACGACACGGTATTCACCGACGAGACGAAAGTTGAAAAACTCCGGGCGGTCCTAGACGATGAACCAACGGCCGGACTCTGTGGCTGCCTAATGTTCCTCAAGGATGGCCGAGAGCAGCACTATGAAGGCAAGATTTATAGTGAAGGCACGACGCATTTCATAGAGAAAATTGATTCTCCGGTATGGCGGAAGACGGCATCCGGCGTTCAGTTTACCATGAGTTTCGATCTTATCCTCAATATCTTCCTGATGCGTCGCCAGGTATGGTTCGATAACCCATGGGATAAGGCATTTAAGACGGCGCTGGAACACGAGGATTTCTTCCTGGGGCTCCAGCAAAAAATGAAATGGCGTGTCGCCTATACCCGAGACGTATCGTTGCAACACCTTCCGGAAGGAACGGACGATTACAAGAAATACCGATGCCGTCCGGTGGGGTGGAAATTATTCGGCGAGAAATGGGGACTCAAATACGTCAACAGCGATTACAATCCGGAATCGCCCCTTTCTTACGAAGCGATGGGAGATGGGAAACCGGTTGATCTCAAGGGTGATAACCTCGGACTCATCATAGATGTCCTAACCGCCAACAAGTGTATCTGGTGGCTGGAGGCCGGGACGTGCCTCGGGGCGGTACGGGAACAGGGGTTCATCCCACATGATCCGGATATCGACATCGGACTTCACCCGAAGGAACCGGCACTCTGGGATAAACTCCAGGCCGACATGATAGCGGCCGGGTTTGAGTTCTTGCGGGCGTGGATTTACGGCAAGAAAAAAACGGAATTAAGTTTCCGGAAGAACGGCGTCAAGGTCGATCTTTTCTTTTTTTATGATGACGGCGATTTTTGGTGGCACGGCGCATTCGGGCCGAATAAGAAAGGCGGGCGTGACGTCGATTTGGAATTTCTCCCGCATGTTTTCTCGGCCCATCTCTTCAAAGACCTGAAGCCGGTCACGTTCCATGGCCTTCCATGCTTCCTCCCGAACCCGCCGGAACGATATCTTCTGGAGCGCTATGGATCGAACTGGCGGCAACGGCAACGAGCCTATCGATATTGGAATGACTGCCGGGCCATTGACCGAAACTATTTCAAGCGGGGCGCGAAAGCCGTATTCATCGGCGGCGTCTGGGACCTCTTCCATGAGGGACACCTGGCTATCCTTGAACGGGCCAAGGCGCTTGGGACGAAACTCATTGTCGGCGTTCTGACCGATAAGGCCGCATCGGATTACAAGTCCCAGCCGATCATCCCATTCGAGGCTAGGCGGAGGATTGTCGAAGCCTTGAAATGCGTCGATAAAACCATTATGCAGAACGACAGGAATTCGACGGCCGACCTTGAGGCGGCAGGCATTCAACCTCATTATCTCGTTCACGGCGATGATTGGGACCAATGTCCCGGCGAGGCATATGTCCGGAAGCACGGCGGCAAATTGGTTTATCTACCTTATACGCAGGGTATTTCGACGACCGAAATCCGGCAACGGATAATTGATAATGACATGAAGGCCGTTATTGCCGCCCGCGAAAATAAACTTGCCGTCGGGATCAAGACGTTCATGAGGAGTGAGACATTATTCAAGACGCTCGAAACGTATCGGGCAACGCTCGCCAAGTCCGGCCTACCCTATCGCTTCTACATTGCCGACGATGGACCGCAGGATGACGAGAGAGCGCTGGCCTATGCGAAACTCAAAAAGAGCGGACACGTGATCATCTCCCTTCCATTCAATTCGGGGATTTCCCTAGGACGGAATGCGATCATAAAACAGGCCAAGGAAGATTATGTTCTAATATCGGATGACGACGTTGTCATCAGGGACCCTGAATCGATCAAACACATGAAAGAAGTGCTCGATTCGGATGAGCATATCGGGTTAGTTGCAGCGACGCTTAAATATGAAAAAGGTGCATTCTTTGCCGGAGAGAACTATGCCAAGGGGCTACGATTTGAAATGCGGGGCAAACTACTCGCCAGAATCCCGGCTCCCCGCGAAGTCCATGCGACGGCCGGCGACATTAAGTATGTCTTGGCCGATCAGGTTCCGAACATCTTCCTTGCCAAATGCAAAATCTTCAAGGACGTGATGTGGGATAACCGGATAAAAATCGAATATGAACACATAGACTTTTTTCTGGAGTTAAAGAAAACGTCATGGAGGGCGGCCATCTGTCTTGATGCCGAGGCATTCCATCTCATCACAAGCCCGGATACGGAATATAACCAGTACCGTAGGACAACTCCGATGGCATATTTTTTACAAAAGCATGGACTGGGATCGGTGGTCAACCAGTTTTAGGAGTTCGATATGGCAACACGAAGGCTCGGATTCCAGCCGTTAATGCAGTCGATCTATACCCGGCTCACGACCCATGCTTTAACCAGCACTTATACGATCTATGACTACGTTCCCAAAAGTGCCGTCATGCCGTATGTATCCTTCGGTTCTCCGATAGGCATCCGGTCCATATCATTCACGACAAAAGACACGCAGGTTGAAGACAATACCATCACCGTCCATGTCTGGAGCGCGACCAAAGGCGATAAGCAAGCCTCCCAGTATATGGACAATATCGTCCAGGCCGTCCTCGGAACGGACCTTGCCGTGCTCGGATATTTTGCGCCGTTCATCGCATTCCTCGATATGTCGGAACTCTTCATTGATGATTCCGTGCCGACGCATCTCGTAAGGCATGGCGTTATGAGATTCCGATTCATTATGGCTCCGAGTTGAATCGGGGCTTAATTAAAAAACATATCACAGACTTAATTTAGTCTGTTCATCTTACCCGGAACCGCGAATCTTTTCTCACGCGGAACGGGGAAATAAAAACAAAAACTTCAAAGGAGTTTATTATGACTACAGCCGCTGTAACCGGCAAACTCATGACCCTCTCTATAGAGGGCGACCTGATGGCGGAGAACCAGTCCTTTGCCCTGCATTTCGCGGGGGCCTCGATTGACGTAACATCGAAGGACTCAGACAATTGGGGCGAATTCCTCCAGGGCCGCAAGGAATGGTCTATCGATTTTAACGGCATGTACATCTATAATGATGTTGCCAAGCGTGCTCTCCAGGCCCACTTCCTCACCGGCATCCCAGCTGACTTGGACATTATCATCACGATGCCCGACGGCGCGACCTTCATAGGCAGTGCTGTTCTGGAGTCGATGGACTACGAAGGTCCGGCCGAAGAAGCGTTGACCATTTCCGGATCACTCAAGGGCAGGGGTGCACTCACACCTTCCGTAAGCTGAAATTCCTCCTTTTTTCTTCCTTCCTCCTTTCTCCCTCGGGGGGCGTCCGCGGGGATGCCCCCCACTTTTTAATCTTTTCGTAAGGAGATTTTATGAAACCGCACGTAGAAGCAAGGTCCGTTCCGATTACCCTGCTTGATGGTAAGCCACGGCATGTCTACCTCGGGTTTAATGCGCTTAATACGCTGGTCGAGAAACTCGGGGTCGATATCATGAACGCGCAGACCACGATAACTACCGCCGGGGGACCGGAGATGCTCAAAACCATCCGGGCAATCCTTTGGGCAGGACTTATCCACGAGGACGAAATGTTGACCATCGAAGATGCCGGGGATCTCATCGAATTCAGCAAACTTGATGAAATTACTAATGCCGTCCTCAAAGCTTTGGCGCTGTCCTTCAAGTCCGGCGGAGAACTAAAAAACGCCGAAAAGCCGGTGACGGAGACAAGCCCCTCGACGGACCCGGCTTCCTCAGAGCAAGCGAAAGAACAGCCTACGCCCTAGGTCTCAAACCCTGGGAATTCTTTGATTTGACGCCGGGAGAACTCTGCCTCATGGCTGATGCCGTAGGCGAGCGCGAGTTTGTGCGTGAGAAGGAGATGTGGCGGCGATTCGCATTCTTGGCAGCTGAGACCATGAACATCTCCGGGAAGAGCGTTCGAAGGCCGGTAAGAGCCAAAGACCTAATCCGGTTTGAGGATGACGACAAGGTTAAGCCGGGGCCGCCGCCGGCTGATATCGAACATAGGAAACGACAGGCAATGGAAACGGCAAAAATTCACAAGTCAAAATTCTGGGAAAAACTCAAGGATGAGTCTGTCCGGAATTTGACTGAGGGTTAATATGGGCGAGATCGGAAATATCTGGATTAAGATCGGCGCAAAAATCGACGACTTCGAGCGGAACATGTCTGCCGCCGAGAAGGCGATGGTCAAGGTCGGCGAAAAATTCCAGGACATCGGCAAGCGATTAACCATCGCGGGCGCAGCCATCACGGGTTCGATCGGCCTCGTTATTGCCAAGACCGCGAACCTCGGCGATAAATTCTATGATCTCAGCCAAAGGACGGGTATCGCCGTAGAGACCCTTTCATCCTTCAAACTCGCAGCCGATAAAAGTGGGACATCCATCGAAGGATTCGCTATCGGCATGAAGGGGCTGTCCCGCGTAATGTTCGAGGCGGCATCCGGAGGCAAAGAAGCCAAGGAAGCCTTTATTGCCGTTGGGGCATCCGCGACCGACGACGTGGGAAATCTTCGACCACTCGATCAAGTCATGCTTGATGTCGCTGATAGATTCGCCCAGATGGGGGATGGTGCCGAGAAGAACGCACTTGCCATGAAGCTTTTCGGTAAATCGGGAATGGACCTCATCCCCATGCTTAATCTCGGGCGCAAGGGACTCGAAGAAAATATCGACCGAATGAAAAAGTTCGGGATCGTTACCCTCGAAGAGGCGAAAGCGGGAGACGCCTTTAATGATGCCCTGGTTGAAATGCAAGCTGCAACGGGGGGTTTGACCAGGACTATCGGCAATGCACTAATCCCGATGCTGACCGATTTGGCAACAAAGATTGCTGGGGTCATTGCCAATGTCACGGCCTGGGCAAAAGAACACCCTGGATTGGTGAGTGGGTTGAGTAAAGTTGCTCTTGGCGTAGGTGCATTCTTGAGCATTCTTGGACCCACCATCATTGGCCTTGCAACAATCCTGAAAAATATCGTTCCGCTCAAGGCGGCACTCACGTTGCTTCAAGGCGGTTTTACGGCACTTATATCTCCCGTTGGCCTGGCAACTGCTGGCATCATTGCCCTACTGATAGCCATCGCGCCCGGCGATACGATTATAGAAAAGGTTACGGCTGTTATTGGGGCGATGACCGATACAATCCGGACCTGGGCGCAGGCCGTCAAGGAAGCCAATGACATCATAAGCGGCTCATGGATGACCCGGCCATTCAAGACCGACATGGATCAAAGAATGGCGGCGGCCAAGGCTGAGGCCGTAGCATTCGCCGCTTCACTCCAAGTTCTCAAGCCGACGATGGATGCCATCCAGCAGACGATGGAACAGGGGCCGAAGGTCTGGAACGAATGGAGCGCTTCGGTCAAGGCAACGGACGCCATTCTCGCGGCCAATAAGGAAACCATCCTTTCCTGGATCGACAAAGGTGTTGCATGGCTGGGTCTGACAAAAGACATGTCGGGCGGAGCCAGCGCACTTGGGGATACGCTCAAGGCACTCGGCGTCAAGACTAAGACCGAACTCACGGCGGAACTGGCGAATGCCGAGGCAGCGCTCAAGCTCTTGAAGACCTCGGTTGAGCGGACGCCCGGATCTATCAAGGCGCTTGAAGATAAGATCACGTCCCTGAAAGAAAGTCTTTATGGCGCGAGTACCGAGACCCGAACATTGACCGAAACAATCATCCCCCTGGGTCGCGGGGCTGAATTTGTCCGCGACGTGATGCAGGGATTTGCCGGTGAACTGACAAATACATTCATCCCGGCGGCCCGGGACATGTCGCTGATCATGGCGGCGGCTCCCGCCTCTTTTGATGAGGCCGGCGGAGCGGCTTCTGCTTTTAATCGGGTACTCAATGCACTGGCAAGGCAGATGGGGATTACCGCATCTGAATTCAGAACTAAACTATGGAATATAGTCTCGGACGTGAATGCCTGTTTCGGTATAAGTATGAAAAAAATAGGCGAAATCGCGCCTCTCTCAAACTCAGTTGCCGATGGGATGGCCAAGGCTTTCGGCGAGGCATTCGCCACCATCATCAAGGATGGATTGAATTTCAAAAACTTTTTCAATTCACTCCTGCAGGGCATAGTTAATGCCGTAAGTACATACATCGGCGGCATTCTGACGAAGAAATTTAAGGACTTTTTTTCGAGCATCACAACGGGTGCGAAGGAAGCCGGAGCGGGACTCGCTGGTCTGGCGATCTCGATAGGCGCGGCTTTCACTGCCGCTTACTTCATCACTTCCGCGATCGACTGGTTCGATGCGCAGAAAGAAAACAGAGAAGTCGATGCCTATTTCGATCACATGATAGAGGAAGCCCGCAAGGCCGGGAAAATTATCGGAAATATCATATCATCGTCGATGCTCCGGGTTCCAACCGGTCCCGCTATTCCAACCGGTCCCGCGATAGGATCGGGCTTTGGCATAGAGATGGATACGGCCCTCCAAGCCGTTAGGGACGGCATGAAGGGTATTTTCAAAGAAGGTCAATCACTCAATAGCGTTTGGGAAACACTGATAAGCACCGCAAAAGAATTTGGCGCAGAGGGCAGTAAGGCTTTTATCGATCTTATCAAACAGATGCGCGAAGCCGGAAAAGAATCCAAGGCCCTCCAGGCATATCAACAGGAACAATTAAGCACTATTCCCAATGCCCTTTCAGCGTTGATAGCCGGTGTCGGCAAGAGCGCGACAGCCGTAAAGAATCTCGGGACGATCGCATTAACATCTTTCAATGCAATGACTGCCTCGGGCATGTCGTTCTTTGATGCACTCCGGGCCATGAAGGAACCGTTGGCTGCGCTCCGGGACAAATATAAGGAACTTGGACTTGCGGCGGATCCGGCCCTCAAGAAATTACTCGATCTCGCGGGCATCGCGGATAAAAATAAAAAACTTTTCGACTCCATCCAGGCCAATAAGACCATCCTTGAGGCTCTGGGAAATTCGGGATTTATGACTGCCGAAGCCCTCAAGGCCATTGCAACCAATGCCGGCGATTATTATGCCAAACTCCAGAAGGCCGGTATGTCTTCCGAAGATGCGCTCCGCGCAATGGCGCCGACACTCCAAGAGATATATGACTATTCCAAGGCTTACGGCATTACCCTGGATGAAAACACATTAGCGCTTATTGAGCAGGCAAAGAAAGCGGGACTTGTTAAAGATAAGGTTGATATAGGCGACACGTTAAGTTCCGTTAACACATTAATGGGCGACGTCAACACGACTCTCGATAAAATGTATAAGCTTTTTTGCAAGGTCTATGGAATTGCCGAAGATTTTTCGGATGAGGGCGATGCCGCCGGCAATAGTTGGGAAGATGCGGGAGAGCGTGCAAGAAAAGCTTGGGATTGGGTGGATGGGGATGGTGGCGGGGGCGGCAAGGGTGGGGGCGGTCGCGGGAACCCTCGCGGGGGCGGTGATGAGTATGGAGCGGAAATTGGAGCGGTTGGTAATGGATATGGAGCGGAAATTGGAACGGTTTTTGTGGGCATCGGGCAAACTATTACGAATACACTTGCCGCAGCGGTTACAACCACGGAAAGTGCGCTGAAAAAATTCGGAGACGGTGCTGAAACTTTATTGGGGGTTCCTTTCAAGAAAACCGTCGGCGGCATCGGTCAAGTTATTATGGGCGAACTGACCCCGGATTTATTGAAGGGGTTGGATACGATGAAGAAGGTAGGTGCGGGAGCCGAGAAGAACATGGGCGTCCCGGTCAAAACATCCCTCAAGGGAATTCAAGGGGAACTTGAAAAAGAGATTCCCGATGCTTTCCGTAAGACAACGGATGCAATGAAGAAAGTGGGGGATAATTCTCAAAAGGCCATGGGTAATCCGGTTATAGATACCCTTGACGATATCTGGGGCGAAATTGAAAAACTTGGTAAAAAGATTTCTAAGGTCGACTGGAAGATAAAGATTAAAGCGACCCTTCCTGATCTTTCCAAATTGTTCGGCGACGATGACGCGGGCGGCGGTAGAGGCAGGTTCCCCCGCCGGGGCGGATACGCCGAGGGCGGCATTGCATGGACTCCGCGACTTGCCCGCATTGCCGAGCACGAGCCCGAGATCATCATGCCGCTTCGGGATTATCGGGCGGATGCGGCCCCGGCCGCGAGCGGTCGTAGTCGTTCCGTTAATCTCACGTTCAACGTCAATGCCATTGACCGCGCCGGAATAGAAACATTCTTGAGACGGGACGCAAGACCTATTCTACAACGGATGTTTGACCATAATGATTTCCACGTGCCTACGGGCGCAGTAGGGGGATAACACAATGTCACTACAGCACACCCGTTTTTTATGGAATAACCTTTTCGACGATGCGACGCTCGATGCATCGACCGAGGCGACGGATTATCCCGTCGAGAACATCCAAAATGAATGGCCGACCTTCGCATGGCGCTCGATAGGCGATACGATTGAATGGATTACCATTAACGTCGGAGCGGCATCCCCCGTCATTAAGGCCCTCGTCATCAAAGGCCACAATTTCACGACGGGCGCATCCATCCGCATTCAGGCCGGAGCATCGACGGCCTATGAAACAATAGACGAAATCCACATGTCGGTCGCCGAGACTATGACTTTTTTCTGGACCGCAGCCAATCACCAATATTGGAAGATCACCATTACCGAACCCGCCAGTACGGATCATTATATCAAGGTCGGCCGCATTTTCTTGGGCGATTACTTCTCGCCGACTTATGATGTGTCGTCTTATTCCATGCAGATTACCGATCCCTCCGAGATTGGGATTTCCGTCGGCGGTCAACTTTCGGTTGCCGCTCGGACGCATTATAAGGCATGGACCTATCAATTCACCTTCATCCCGGAATCGGACAAGGATACATTTGAGACGATCTTTGCAGAGGTGGGATTCTCAAACCCATATTTCATTGTCGAGAATGTCTATGATTCCGCATCGACGCGTTATGCCCGGAACACCAGTCCGTTCAATTTCAATTTCCTGTTCTATGATCCGACGGGCGTGGGGTTTGCCTATGACATGGACTTCTCCATCGAGGAGGCCCGCTGATGACCTTCAATCCGGCGCTCACGACTCAATATCTCGTCTGGCTTGCGCAAATTGAGCCGGCCAGGAGGCTTGAGGGTGAGACATGGACTCATGTCCTTGTCACTTATACGAACTGTTATTATATAGCACACCCCGAGGGTAAGCCGTCCCGGGTCCGCGAATGTCTGAAATCAACGGGCCTTTTCGTGACCTATACTCCGGACGTTGCCGATCTTACAACATGTAATTCAACGGCTAAATCCTGGTATTGGGATGCGGCGCAGGCCCGACTTTATGTCCACACATCAACGGCGGCAGACCCGGGTGTAGGAAGCGGCTTGTTCTATATCAATTCCTATTTCTGGGAACGACTGGCCGACCGCCAGGTTGATCTCGTGGATCTATTGGTTGATACCATAAGTCATCCTTATCGTCCGCTCCTCGACCCGTCTTCCATTGCCGATCTTTCCTTCGAGGCGACACCGTTCTCGGAAGGTGGAATCGCACAGAGTTTCGGTTCTGTAGTTGCATTAAATCCCGGTGGTTACTGGGACTCCCGACTTGCTGATTATGTCTATGAGGGCAAACGCATGGTCATCAGGTTCGGGCGCTGCGGCGATGCTTATGCAGATTATATCAAACTATTCGACGGTTATACGGGCGGATGGACATGGACGGATGGGACGGTCGTATTCGATACGGAAGACCCGCGGCGGTTCCAGGAATAATCATGCTCAATATCAAACTGCCTAAGACTCGATATAAATGGGCGGCGGGCGTTGCACCGAATTATCCGAACCTTGAGGAACGGGCCGACGGCGCACCGATCCCCATCGCTTATGGCGATCTTCACGATGTTGTTCCCGTCTGCATTGATACGGTTGACCATGTTTACAAGATAGCGGATCACGCCATTCATTCGCTTGACGAGGTTCGGACAGATACGGAAACGCTGGATCCCGGCGATTATACGCCCGACCTCGCTGTCGCCGAATTTACTCTTGATAAAGAGACGCCCTTTCTTGAATCCGGCACGACCTATTATTTCGTTCTCGATGCCGATTGCTCCGTGGATGCTGCAAAGCACCTACATCTCAAACGATATGATGCGGC